CGCCGCCATCACCCTCTTCTGACACCTGTTCTCTGCCTGTTGGTCTCTGATTTCCTAATATAGCCTCGCCATCTTCCGGCAGAGGAATGCCAAAGGTATCGGAAACCCACTGCACTGGCACAGGCTGCCCCATTGCCACCGCTTTTTCGACTACCGCTATCTTGGCGGTCAGGTCTTCCGGGTATTCCACCCGTAGCGTATATTCCGGCAGAGCATCTACCCCGGCGAAATTGAGGTGAACGAGGATAGGGATCAGGTCGCGGTTGATGGTTCTGGCGAGCGCCTGGGCGTCGTCGTCCAGAATATCGAGGCGAATATCGTTGTGGATTTTGCCGAGCGAGTAAGCGCCGCCGCCAGATTCAGAGGTTTCGGCGGTCAGGGTTTGTCCAAGCACCAGTTTGGAAACCTGCCTGTCGAGATATTCCGCCAGCCCGCGCCAGATGTCGGCGTTAGTACGGACGGAGGCAACACCAGGGAATTCAATATTCATCGATCTCGGCAGGATTGCCGCCGCATCAGAACCCAGACTACGCACTGCCTCGAAGAGAACATCGAGATCAGCAGCTTCAACCGCGCCGGAGTCGTAGCGACCCAGGCGCAGAGGTCTGCCGAACTGTTCGATGAAGGTTACCCATTCCCGGATGGAAAAGTTCTGGAAGAGGAACGCCCAGATTGCGGAGCGGGCAAGACCAGAGCGGATCGGCAGACCGCTCTTGGCGCGGGTCTTATGGATCAGGTAATGACCGGGCAGGAGAGGTTCCCCTTCCCGGTCATGATCGCTTTTCAGCCTCAGGGTTTTGCCATCAGCCTTGTCAAATTGAAACCAGCGCGGATCGCGCCAGACCAGTTCCTGCGGAATCCACTGTTTGCCAGTGGTATCCCAGAGGATTTCGCATACCGAAAAGCCTTTGCCGAGCGCGTCCATCATGTCAAAAGTCGCGGCATGGATTACCGGAATCTGCGCGCGCACAAAATCGGCGATGTCGCAGTCGCGCGTAGAGCTTGATGCCGGGATGACTTCCGGTTTCAGGCTTGCGACCGCGCGTTTTCGGGTGGCAAGCTGGGCGGCGTAATGGAGATATTTTTCTTCCATCTCTTCGGCGATGCCGAGATACGCTACGGTGTCGCCCTCTTCGGCGGCGCGTAGCAGCCGTGCGGCTTTGAGAGGATCGAGGCCGGATGTGCTGGTATGCATCCCGATCTTGCGGGTCATGGAAGGGGTTGCCTGCTCTTTTTTCAGGGTCTTGATATTGACCAGGCGCTTGAACATGTCGAGGATCATGGCTACCACGCTCCTTTGGAGGGAAAGGCGAAACGTTCGGGGCGATGGACGGGGGTGTATGAATATGCGCCATCGTTGGCGGCGCGGGCGGCGGTAACGCCAAGGGCGATAGCCCAGAAGCGGTCGGCATGGCCGTTTTCGTCCCGGTCGGCAACGAGGCGAGGGATGCCTGTTGCTCCCGCCACCCGGCGCACCGCGTGTAAATCAGCCCGCAAGGCCGGGTTTCCAGCAGGGATTCTGAGGCGTCGGTCTTCCATCGCCTCTTTCATGTTGGTTGCCATCTCAAGTTTGGCGGCAGGGGTGAACAAAACCCCCTGCACCCGGCTTGCTCCATGCCATCTTTTGGCCTCTTGCACTGGCATTTCCCCCATGCCGGTCTGGTCTAAGGCTGCGGAAATCACCCGGTATGTCCTGAAAACCTCCGCCAGCCGCGCCAGTTGTTCGGAGAATTTGGCCTCCCGCATCTCGATCAGCTCCACGAGCCAGAGAACATCGCCGACACGGGCGAGAACGGCGATCACCGTCAAGTCACCCCGCGCCGCAAAATCCATGCCTATGTATACAGGGGCGTTCCTCACATCGGGAAATGGGGAATCTACTTCTGCCGCGTCGATCAGATCGAAAGGCAGCCATGCGGAGGCGCCGTCGACAAACTGACATTCGTATTCCTGCGCCCAGGCAATGGGGTCGGAGATGCCGCGCTTCAGCTCATCGGCATCACGGGGGAGGCCATCGGCAATGGCGTCGTGGATGGTGACGACATGGCGGGAGAACAGCGTATCGGGGCTGGTCATGATCTCGTAGAACTTATCGCCACGCCCGTTGGGGGTGGAGATCACCCGTAGCTTCAGGCCGGGCTTGGAGATCACCGGAAACAGAGCCGTCCAGATTTTACGGTTGTCGTGGTGATGGGCAAACTCATCCAGAATCAGGTTGTCCGACATACCGCGCGCGGTCTCTGGTTTGGAGGCGACGGCGCGGATGTAAGAACCGCCGGGCAGGCGCACCATGTGGGCGGTTTCATCGGCGGCAAAGGGCATTTCCAGCGCCTCAAACGAGGCTCTGAAGGCGCGTAAATGCAGCTTTACCCCGGCTTCCATTGCGTCCAGGGCGCGATCCCTTGAGATGGAGAGAATAGTCCACCGGGCAATCCGCCCTGTTGCTTCCGCCTCCAGCGCATCCAGCACCGCCTCCAGCGTGGTAGTAAAGGACTTGCCGGTCTGCCGTGACCACATTCCCGCCTTGAAGCGTGAGTTATCATGGAGGTAGCGGCGCTGGTAGGGGTAGAGAAGTCCGAAATCATCTGCCATAGAGCCTAGCCTTTACCACTTCGAGGGTAGCCATATCCACTGTTATGCTTCCCTTCTTGCTTTCTGCCTCCAGCGCCTCCAGCTTCTTCTTTACTTCTGCCAGCCATTTGCGGCGAGAGAGGTCGAAGCGCCCGACATTAGCGAAGGCGTGGGCGATGGTCGCCATCGTGTCGGCAGAGTCTTTGGTGTCCTTGCCTTCGAGTTCATGCTTGGCGCGCAGGGAAACGCGTAGAAGATTGTCTTGCAGGATTTCGGATGCGGCGCACATCAATTCGCCATCTTCATCCTCGCCGGTTTCTCTGGCGGCGCGCGCTAGTTCGCGGGTGCGTCTGGCGTCGGCAATGGCATCATCAAACTGCTGTTGCAGGGTTGAGCCATGCTGATGCAGGGCGCTGCGGGATATATCAAAACCCTGCTCGGCCAGCCATTTGACCAGGCCGCGATAGTTGGAAAACCCGGAACCGACCAGACGGGAGTTCAGCTCATCTTGCAATGACTTGGGGAGTTGGCTTACCTTAGAGCGGCGCATGATTATTTCTCCAGACCCGGCAATTTGATAAGCCCTCTGACCACATCCAGCCCATCGGCAGTGAGCGCGACCAGACCCTTGTCCGGCGATTCGACCAGTCCTAGTTCCGTGAGGAAAGCGCAGTCCAGCATCAGCTTGGTGAGGGTCATCGGGTAGCCGCAGACCTCCATTTCATCGCGCAGTTTGGCTGGCATGGCAGAGTGTCCGCTATGGAGCGAGAGAGCTTGCAGGATTTGCAGCCGCCTTCCGGCGGTCATTTTTTCCTCTGCTGTACTCATGACATCCCCTTTTCGGTAATGCGGTTGAAGACCGCGCGCAGCATTCCAGCTTGCGATTTGAATTCGCCATCCATCTTGTTCACCTGTTCGGATAACCTGTTGATTGAGTCATAGACACGGGCGAGATCGTTGTAGCGCAGCGATCCACGAATTGATGCCTGGAGCGAGATCAGGTCTTTCTCGATGGCTTCGTAGCGTTTGGTGATTTCTTCCAGCCGCTGACCGGTCTTGTCACCTCTCGCCCGCAGGTACTGCCAAACGGCATAGCAACCAAACGTCACGAGATAGATAATATTTGTTGGTTCCATTATTCATCTTCTCCATCATCGTCACAGGCGGGGGCGGGAACTGGTTCGCCATGCACGACATAGCGAAACAGCTCACGTCGGGCGGCATCCTTTTCCTGTTCGTACTGGATAAGCATGGCCTGCCGCTCTGGAGGCAGACCTTGCACGAACAGATGGAGAAACCCTGAGATCAGAAAACTGGGGGCGGAAGGCAAGCTCTCCGCAATCATGTTGTCCGAAGGCTTGCGCCAGTCTACCGACAAGAACAATAAACTCGCGGCAGAGATGCCGACGACCGTAGCGGATGCCTTCGTCAAGCTCAAAAACAGCCTGCAAGTATTTTTCGGCGAACTCAACCAGAACACCGGCCTGACCCAGCTTTTTGTCGATGCGATAAAAGGGATTGCCGAGGCCGTAGATTTCGTGCGCGTCCGGTTGGATGATCTTTCGGACGCATTTGATGGTTGGGGCGATGGGCTTGAGGAAACCAAAAAACTGTTTGCCGATATGGTCAGCTCGATCTCCAAATGGCTGGGCGATCTGGTCGGCATAGCAGAGGACGATAGCGGCGAGATACAGGGCTTTTTGGAGGGGGCGTTTACTAACTGGCCGATAGCGGTACGCGATGTCATTCGCAAGATTACCGTCTATCTTGCTGCCTTCGTGGATGAGGTAAAGGCCTACGCCGGTAAGATCATGAGCGCTCTCAGCGGCGCGGCAGACAGCTTTGATCTTGGCGCTCGAATAAGAGAAATCAGAGGGGTGCGCGATCAGATTATTGCCCAGATCGGCGATGAATCCAAAGCGCAGCGCAAGCTCAACGAGGAAAAGAAGAAAGCCCGCGCCCTTGATCGCGCTGCACGGGAAGAAGCGCGCAAGGCCGCAGCGGCGGCGCAAGTAAAACTTCGTAGTCCCGGCGGTGGTGGTGGTGAAAAGGAAAAGCGCGACCCGGCGCGGCAGGCGTATCTCTCGCAGCAGCAATCGCTGGTGGTGGCGCTGGCGGAAGCCGAGCAGAAGCTCGCCAATGCCGTCAATGGGGTAAACGAGGCCGAGCAAAGATACCGCGACAAGCTGGAAATATGGCTGAAAACCAGCGAACACGCGGGGAGTCTCACTGCGGCGCAGGTAGCTGGCTTGCAGAGACAAGCGGCTGCCGTTGATGCCGCCACCAAGGCATACAGCGATCTTGCCGAGGCCAAAGCCCGCGCCGAGAGGGTTGATGCGGGCATGGAAAGCCTGGAGATCGAGCGCCTGAAGCTGATGGGCAAAGGTGCCGAGGCGGCAAAGTTGGAGCTGGAGAAAAAATACCGGGAGCTCGGCAAAGACCTGCAAAAGCAGATCAATCAAGGGGTAGCTGGCGCGAAAGCCAAGCTGCAAGTCCTGGTCGAAATGAAGGGGCTGGAGGCGGCGAAGTCAGAGCTCGACGCACTCCTGCAAGCGATTGACCGCTATCAAACAACAGCCGAGCGTCAGAGGGAGACGATCAATATCACCCGCGAGACCGGCGGGATTTCTCCCCTGCAAGCGCAGCAGGCGATTCTTGATGCCAACCTGAAACAGGCGCAACAACTGGAGGCCATCCTGCCAACCCTGCGGGAGATGGCAAGGCTGCCTGGAGAGATGGGCAGACAAGCGGCGGCGGCGCTGATTGATGTCGAAAATCAGATCATGCTGCTCAAAAATACGATGTCTCAGCTTGAGAGCACTCTGAAAGATGGCATTGCAAGCGGCTTGTCACAGGCTCTGCAAGGGCTGGCAGATGGCACGATGAATCTGCGCGAGGCGATCAGCGCCCTGGCTTCTACAGTCTCAAAAGCCATGCTCGACATGGCGGCGAAAAACCTTGCTGATGAATTTACCAGCATGCTATTCGGCAAAGGTAGCGTCGCTACTGACACGGCGGACGCGGCAGCAGATGCTCGTAAACAGGCGCTACTCGTGCAGGAGGAAGCGGCGGTCAGCGGGCTGCAACTGGCTGGGATGGAGTTGCAGTATGCCGCAATGGCTCTTAAAACCTCTGGGATAGGCGGAGATGGAGTTGCCT